GTTTTTTTCTCTAGTTATAAGTTTTTCAATACCTAATTTTGTTAATAATGCTGTAACTTGTTTATTTTCTAAAGCCAAGTTTATTGCTAATCTAATACCCATTTCGATAAAAGCACTTAAAACTCTTAATAAAATATCTTGTGCTAATTTTTTAAATGTATCTGATAAATTTTCTCCTAATAATATTGTCCTTGATAAACTGTCTGAAACTTTACTAATACCAGCATTAATACCCTCAGCAATAGTAATTTTTATATTTTCCATTTGTAATTTCATATTATTAATTGCACCATCATTTAATTCTTTAAATCTATTTATAGCTTTTTGTGTTGCTGATGGAACTGCTACTGATAATTCGTGTTCAAACTCTTTAACTTTATGAACTAACTCTTTGAATGGTTTTATAATATGACCCTCGTTAGCATCTGCACCTGATATTAAGTTTTGGAAATCAATATTCTTATCTATTGCATCTGACATTGATTCAGTAACTTTATTTATTTGGTGGTTCATTGCTATAAAAGTTCCTGTTACTGCGGCTACTGATGCGGCAACTAAACCTAATCCAACACCTGATAATGATACAATACCTCTTAAACCAGCGAGAACTACCATTATTGCTTTGCCTAAAGAAATCATAAATGTAACAATCTTAACTGCTATAAGAAGTTTTAAAGCTATTATTACTGCATCAATATTATCTTTTAATATTTTAAAGAATCCAGCAATACCCTGAACTGATTTAGCTAATACTGTTCCAAAACCTATTGCTATTCTGTCTATCTGTTCTGAGTTTCTTGCAAGTGCTTTATCTAAACTACCAAATTGATTTTTTAGTTCTGCAAAAAAACCAGCATCTAATAATGTTTTCTTAAAAGAAAATGCTTTATCTCCAATCATAGATAAAGTTCCAGTTAATGTCGTTGCTAACTCATCAGTTGCTTTACCAAATCTTCCAGCTTTACCAAATACTTTTTCAAAAGCTTCTACTGTTTGTGTTATTGAAACTTCTGCACCAGCTTGGAAACCAAGCATATTTCTAACACCTTTTTCTCTAAATAAATCTGCCGCACCGATACCAGCACTAAATGATCTTTGTATTTGTTCTGCTGTTGTTCTAAAATCTAAACCTGTTACTGCCGCAACATTACCTGTTATCTCTAACATTTTTTGTAAGTCTGTTGCGTTATCTGTAACTGTCGCTAATATTCCTGAACCTGATTGTATTTCTTCAAGAGAGAATGGAACTTTAGAAGCAAACTTGACCATATTGTCAAAAGCTTTTGCACCCTCATTAGTATCTTTTAATAAGAATTTTAATCTGACTTGTAAGTTTTCTAATTCTCTACCTGTATTAACTAGATTTCTAATAACTAAACCAGCACCTAAACCAAGAAAAGCATTACGAAGATTAAATACAGCACCTCTTACTTTTGCTAAACCACCTCTCAGACCATTTAAAGCTTTACTCGCTTTATCTCGTGCTACTATGTCTATATTAAGTCGTTGTGCCATTATCTTTTATACCTTTTTGCTTCAGCTAGTGATGTTCTTGTTTTATACTCATCTTGTTCTTTTTTCAAGTAAGCTATCCAAAGATTATAATGGCTTAAAGGCATATCTAATACCTCTTGGATTGTTAATTTAAGTCTATCAGCAACCACTAACAAAGATTGGGTGTCAGGGTCGCTATTTACTTTTTTAAAGATTCTTCTAGAGATGTATCTACTAATATTTTATTAGCTATTGTTGCAATAATATTTGAGTCTGCTTTTTTTTGTAAAGCAAGTTTATCAAATGGTTCAAAAGCTTTTACTAAATCGCCTTTGTCATTTTTGACCAAAAGTTTCATCATTAATAAATCAACAAGAACTGTCAAATCTTGAAAGTTACTTGATTTTTTAAAAATAACATTTTTTTGCTCTAATGTTAAAGGTTCTGAATAAAAAACAGATGGGTTACCTTGCTCGTCTTTCCATTCAGGAACTTCAATAGTAATAGTCTGTAGAGTCTCAAAATGACTTTTTACTCTATCTATAACTGACATATATTAATATTAAGCAGTTCCTCTTGTAAGTGTACCTGTTCCTTGAAAAGTAACTGATCTAGTAGTGATTCCATCTAACGTAACATTAACACTCATACCTGTAACAATACCTGAACCTGTAAAAGTTTCATCTCCTGAAGCATTACCCTCAGGTGCTAATATAAAAGATATTGTTGTTCCAGCAGTTAATGTTTGTTGTGGAGAATCAGTTTCATCATAACTCATTTCTAAAGTTCCTGAAAATGATGTTCTTCCAGCTACAAATGTTTTACCAGCATCTGATAGTTGAGTATCTTCTACAACATCAGCAGTTGTTTCAAGTGTGTAACCTGTTAGTTCGCCAATACCTGTTCCACCAGCAGTTACTACTCCTTCTTTTCCGAAGTGTGTTGCCATTTTTTATTTTCCTTTTTTGTTTTTACTTGTTTGTCTTGATCTTGCTTCCAACCTAAATCTAAAAAATTATCAAGCTGAGTTTCGTTAATTGTAACTTCATTCCCATCTTTATATAGTTTAATATCTTTAGCCATAATAAATCCTTTTACTACTTATCTTCTTCCTCGTCAATTTCTTCTTCGTCAAAATCTTCTTCAAAATCTTCCTCATTAACATTATCTTCTTCTTGATTTTCTCTTAATTCTTCAAGTAAGTCTTTGACTTCTTCACACATAAGACTCTCTTTATCGTGTAATTTTTCTATTGCATCTATTTTCTTTTGAATTTTGTTTATAATTTTATCCATTTATTTCTCCTTATGGTGTTCCTGATTGATATTCATACATACATCTGATTGTCATTCTTATACCGCCAACAGGAAATAAAGAACCCTCATCAGTTTCACAAGATACAACCATTGTATCTAATGCGTTACTGCTTCTAGTAATATCAGATTCAACAGCAGTTTCAATAGCTGTGATTAATTGATTTCTTAATGTGTCTATATTAGATTCTGCACCTTTAACAAACCCTGATATTATAAAATCAATAGTTCCATGTCTTGTTCTTGCACCACTTCCTAGTTCCGAATCATCTCTAGTTTCTTCTGATGTTTGCACAATAACTGCTGGGTATTGTTGTTCTGAAAGTTCATCAATAGGAAAAGGTTGTCTAGTAGCTTTTTTAATTGTTATTGGGCTACTAATACCTGAAATAGTTGATAATAAATTTGATGCTATGTTTTCTCTTACACTCATAAATGCCTTTTTATTTCTTTTTCAACAAATCTGTTAAAAGATTTTTTAATTGCTTTTTCTGTCCTATCATTAAAACCAAAAAAAGGTCTTTCAGGTTTATTAAGAACTTGATTAAATAATGCTCTTTTTCTCATTTCTGCATTTGAAAATCCCAATGATACTTTAAATTTACCTGTTTTTTTAACTGTTGTATTTGGTGTTAAACTTCCTAACATTCTACCTGAATAAAATAAATCTACTTTTGTCGGCTTACCCTCTCTTGATAATTGTTTTAAATAAGAAGCAGAATAACTAGCAAATCTTCCTGAATCAAATCTTAATCCTTTTTTTGTTTTTGTTCTTATAAACTCTAAAAGTTGAAAACCAGCTTGTTTTAATCCTTTTTGTATAATATCAGGAAATTTATTTTGGAATCTTTTAATATTTCGTTGTACTTGCTTTGTGTTAGTAGTGAACTTTATATTGACAGCCATTATCTAATCAATCTTCTAGTTCCGTGTAAAGGTTCTCTTTCATTGCTAACAATAGAACCATCACCTGTACTATCATATTCTACACCATCTTCTAAAATAGATTGAAATTCTTTATTATATTCTGACATATAATGTTCTACCATTCTTTCAAATCTGTCTTTTTCTGTTTCAGGTCTAAATTTAGATAAAGCTGGACAAAGAAATCTACCTAAAAATAAATATACACCAGCTCTCTCAAACTGATCTAAATTAACTTTTGTGTTATCCATCTCATTTGTATTTAAAACAGTAATATCAGTATATACATTTGATTTATAAACAGACCACCATTCAGTTCTTAATTGTCTTAAAATATCATTAGTAGTTTGTGCAAAGAAATTTACTGCTTCTGTATCTGTTGCACCAATACCAAAACCAAAAGCATCAGGTTGATACTTAGTTACATCTCCAGCAACAATTACATTCGCACCTGTATAGTTAGCCATATTATAAAGCCCAAATTATTATAACTAAAGCTACTGCAATACCACAAGCTATCTTAGGGTGTTGTTTTGCTAACGTTATGTATTTTTCTAAATGTTTCATTTCTTCTTCCTTGTTTTTCTTTTAGGTTTTAACTGCACTACTTTATCAGAAATAACTTTTGTAGTCGCTTTTTTTATTGGTTTTTTTTCTTCTTCAAGAGGTGTAAATCCTCTCATTTTAAAATGTTGTACGTTTGCTTCGTATTGTATTTTTGATCTAATAATGGTTTTTTTTCCATTTGTTAATTTTATATCCATATATTCTCCTATTTAATATCAGGGCAATTTCTTGCCCTGATAAAATTATGATTATTGAATTGAAGAGTCTGACTCTACTTCACAACCATTTGCGTCGTTTAATTCACCAACACCATAAACTGCTGTTGCTACAATCTCGTCTGCTCTTAAACTCGCATCTCTTTGAGTTTCGATTTTCAAGTCTTGCATCATAGCTAGTCCTAATGCGTCAGGATTAAATACTGCACCTTTATAATCACCTGTACTTCCAGGATCATTTCCTGATGCGTCTGCCATATTTGAACTTTCAAATATATTTACACCAGCGATTTGACCTACTAAGCTTGATCTTAAAATCTCATTACCAACACCAGCGTTAGGGTTAGCAAATGTATTTGTAAGACCTGATTTTAGATCGAAAGCTACTTGTGGGTGAAGAACAGCATTAAGATTTTCTCCTGAAACACCAGCTGATCTTAATTTAGCTACTGCTTGGAATATTAATGCCGCCGACATAGCTGTTGAAGCTGAACCGACAGTTGTTGAAAAACCACCGAATAAAGCTGTTAAGTCTTTGTCTATTTTTTTTGCAATCGCTTCTCCGAACAATCTACCAATATCTGCCGCTACGTTTCTTGGAGCCGCATTTCTTCCTAGATCAGTTAGAGTTGTCATTATACCATTTTCAGAACAAGTAATTGTTACTGAAGTTGGGTCGATTGCTGTGTTAGATAAATCAGCCGCTTCCGATACTGCCGCCGCACTTACTGCCGCATAGATTGGAACTTCAACTGACTTTCCACCACCTGTTACTGCATAGTTTCTCACAAGAGGTCTCATAATTGATCTCTCACTTGCTACAAACAATGCTTCTGCTACTATCTCTGTGTATAGTTCCGATAGTGTGGAACTTGTTGTTTCTGCACTCATTGTTTTTTTCCTTTATTATTTATTTGTTAAATTAATTTGAGTCGGTCTAGAGTCTCGTATTTTACGATATTCTGAATATCGCTTACGATCTTCTTCCTTACTCATATCTAAGTCCTGAATATTTAAGGGTTTTACAGTATTACCACCGATACTTGCTTTACTTCCTGAACCTTGTGTTGTTGCATTACGGAAGTGTGGGTTCGTATCTAAGAACTCTTTAACTCTATCTTCTATTGTTAAGAGTTCACCTTTTGGGTTATATCTTACATTAGAATTATTATCAAGTACCTCTATTCTTCCATCATCATTTAATTTAACTTCTCTTTCAATTAACTGTACGACTTGTTGAGGATTAATTGCATTATTCTTTGATGCAACAGATAAGATAGAATTATCAATCTTTTCTTTTTTAACTTCTATTTTATATTTAGAGATTTCACTATCTTTTTCGGCTATTCTCTCTTTCATTAACTTCTCTATTTCAGCTTTTGATTTAGCTTCATCTACTTGTTTTTGTTTAAGAAGTTCTGTTTTTTGTTTTTCTTCTTCTTCCATTTTTCTTTCATACTTCTTACGTTCTGCCATTATTCTAGCTTGAACAATATTATCTAATTGTTCTTGTGTGAAAGATTTGGATTCTGTTTTTGGTTGTTCTTGTTTTACTTCTTCTTTAGCTTCAACGGGTGCTGAAGTTTCTTGTGTTTTATCTTCTGACATTTTTACTCCTATATTATTAGTTCACCGCTACTATCATACCAATCAGGATTGACGTAACTCCATTGATGACGACAATTATAACCACCTCGAACTACTAAGGGATTCCCTGATTTTTTCCCTGACCAGCTTCTTGATGACCATATTCGCCTGATTTCATCAATCGTAAAAAGACCATCATTTCTCTTAGATTTTATTACACCATTTACTAATCTTCTGCAAATGTCTCTTGTTGTGGGTATTACATCTCCATAGTATTTAACAAATGTAAGACCAGCATCTTTTGACTTATTGAAGTTTAAAGTAGCATCAAAATCTCGTAAAGAGTCGTTTAATATCTGACCAGCAAACCTTTTCATATTCTCACCAGCACGATCTCTAGCAAATTTAGTTTGTAATGTTTGAACTGCTTTATCAACTCTTGATTGCATAGACTTTTTATATTTATTATTTTCTATAAATTTAACTAAACGATTCGCTTCTGCATCATCTGAACTAGCATAAATACCATTAATAGTTTGTCTTAGTTCTTTTTCTAAATCTGCAAAATCAGAACCAACTAAAGTATTCTGATAAACCTTTTCTGATAATCTTCTTGTAAAAGTATTAGACACATCTTTAAACTGCGTGTAATATTGCTGTTTTAAATTTTGAACTAAAGCTAAATCTCCTTTAGTTAATTCTTGAAACTCAACAGGTATATTACCAATTCTTTTAAAAGCTTTTTCTATTCTCTTAGCTTGTTTGTTAAATCCCTCTCTAACAACTTGATCTGCAAAAGGTAAATATTCTTTATCTATAATTTGTTTTATTTTAGGTCTCATAGCTACTGCCGCTTGTAATTCTATAAGCTTACCATTTGATGTAGGTAAATCTCTATTAGCTAATGATACTACTTCTCTTTCAATCCTATCTAATGTTGAAGTCAAAGTTTTGTAGTATTTAGCTTCTGCAAGTTCTATTTGTT